GCCAGAGATAAACTCAGAGCGGAAACCGATATTCTGACCAGCCAGCGTCGGGGCGTTGTTACGCCTGTCAGTGACATCGTGTCATCGCTGCATGAAATGAGTAATTCGGGGAGACTGGATGACATTCCGGAAGAATGAACCGCGATGTGATGAGCCGTCAGAAATGACCGAGGCTGAACAACGTCTGTTCATCATGACTAAACTGAGCAATCCCTGGTGGCGGCTCAATCATCTCTACAAAATACAGAACGAAAAAGGTGAACTGGTCACCTTCAGAATGCGACCGGCGCAGCGCCAGTTGTTCCGGAGCATGCACAATAAAAATATTATCCTGAAAGCGCGCCAGCTGGGATTTTCCACAGCCATTGATATTTATCTTCTCGACCAGGCATTATTCATTCCGCATCTCAAATGCGGGATCGTCGCTCAGGATAAACAGGCTGCCAGTGAAATTTTCCGCACAAAAATTGCTGTACCGTTTGATCATCTCCCTGACTGGCTGAGAGCCTCATTCACCATCGTTGAACGTCGTAGCGGTGCCAGCGGTGGCTATATCCTGTTTGGTCACGGCTCGAGTATCCAGGTGGCAACCTCATTCCGTTCAGGTACGGTGCAGCGCCTGCATATCTCAGAGCACGGCAAAATTTGCGCGAAATATCCGGCTAAGGCGAAAGAACTGCGAACCGGTACGCTTAATGCCGTCTCTGATGAATGCATTATTTTTGATGAGTCCACTGCTGAAGGCGTGGGTGGTGATTTTTACGAGATGAGTAACCGAGCACAGGAGATCACTGCATCAGGCTTATTGCTGACGGCACAGGATTATAAATTCCATTTTTACGCCTGGTGGCAGGATCCTAAATACAGCGCCAGAGTGCCGGAAAGCGGGCTGAAGCTGTCACGGGAAAAAATGACGTATTTTTCTGCGGTTGAGAAGGCAATGAACATCACGCTTACTGATGAACAGAAGCAGTGGTACATCAATAAGGAAACTGAACAGCGTGAGGAAATGAAGCAGGAGTTTCCCTCAACGCCACAGGAGGCGTTTCTGACGTCCGGACGACGTGTGTTCAGTGCCGAAAGTACGTTGCAGGCAGAATCATTCTGTTCGCCACCGATGATTGTTTATGACATTGAACCTGTTACAGGAGCGAAGACTAAAGCTCAGTCTCTGCGTGAAGGAAATAAAAACGAGTTGCAGCGGACGCTGATGAATTATCTGCTGGTATGGGAACTGCCGGATCCGGATGAAGAGTATGTTTGTGGGGCAGATACTGCCGAAGGGCTGGAGCACGGAGACCGCTCATCGCTGGATGTTGTCAAACGCAGTAATGGCGAGCAGGTGGCTCACTGGTTCGGGCATCTCGATGCTGAACTTTTTGCTCATCTCATTTCGCAGGTCTGTCGTATGTATAACAACGCGTTTGTGGGGCCGGAGCGTAATAATCACGGACATGCAGTTATCCTGAAACTCCGGGAACTCTATCCGACACGTTATATCTACAACGAACAGCATCTTGACCAGGCATATGACGACGATACGCCCCGCCTTGGCTGGCTGACAACCCGTCAGAGCAAACCTGTTCTGACCGAAGGAATGAAAACGCTTCTGAATAATGGAATATCAGGGATCCGCTGGTCAGGCACATTATCGGAAATGAACACCTACGTTTATGACGCGAAAGGCTCCATGAATGCACAGGAAGGCTGCTTTGATGATCAGCTCATGAGCTACATGATTGCCCAGGAGATGCGCGCCAGAATGCCGGTGAGGGTAAAACAGAAAACGGATAAACGCAGAACCACACACTGGATGGCACACTGATGAAAAATGAAATTAACACCACAGCGATGAAAAACGATCATGGATCCACGCCGCGTTTTTCTCAGCGTCAGTTACTGTCTCTCTGTTCTGATATTGACAGTCAGCCTCTCTGGCGTGATGCCGCAAACAAGGCCTGTGCGTATTATGATGGCGACCAGCTGGCACCGGAAGTTATCCAGGTACTGAAAGATCGCGGTCAGCCCATGACCATCCATAACCTCATTGCCCCCACGGTAGATGGTGTACTGGGAATGGAGGCAAAAACAAGAACGGACCTGATAGTGATGTCAGACGATCCGAACGATGAAACAGAGAAACTGGCAGAGGCCATTAATGCGGAGTTTGCTGATGCGTGCCGTCTTGGCAACATGAATAAGGCCCGCTCCGATGCCTATGCGGAACAAATCAAGGCGGGCCTCAGTTGGGTGGAGGTCAGACGAAACAGTGATCCGTTCGGGCCTGAATTTAAGGTGTCTACTGTCAGCCGGAATGAGGTTTTCTGGGACTGGCTGAGCCGGGAGGCTGATTTAAGTGACTGCCGCTGGCTGATGCGTCGCCGCTGGATGGATACCGATGAGGCAAAAGCTACATTCCCGGGAATGGCTCAGGTTATCGATTATGCCATTGATGACTGGCGTGGTTTTGTCGATACCACGGTTACTGAAGGCCAGCCCAGTCCGTTGATGAGTGCATGGGAAGAGTATCAGTCATGGGATCGACAGCAGAACGAATGGCTTCAGCGTGAACGCCGTCGTGTGCTGCTTCAGGTGGTTTATTACCGTACATTCGAGCGTCTTCCGGTGATTGAACTCAGTAATGGACGGGTGGTGGCCTTTGATAAAAATAATCTGATGCAGGCGGTAGCTGTGGCATCCGGGCGGGTTCAGGTGAAAGTCGGGCGGGTAAGCCGTATTCGTGAAGCCTGGTTTGTCGGGCCGCACTTTATTGTGGATCGCCCCTGTAGTGCTCCGCAGGGGATGTTTCCGCTGGTTCCTTTCTGGGGATACCGAAAGGATAAAACCGGGGAGCCATACGGGCTAATTTCCCGCGCCATTCCGGCACAGGATGAGGTGAATTTTCGTCGTATCAAGCTGACCTGGTTGCTTCAGGCCAAACGCGTGATTATGGACGAGGATGCCACCCAGTTGTCAGACAACGACCTGATGGAGCAGATCGAACGTCCGGATGGCATTATTAAACTGAATCCGGTCCGAAAAAATCAGAAAAGTGTCGCAGATGTTTTTCGGGTTGAGCAGGATTTTCAGGTTGCCAGCCAGCAGTTTCAGGTCATGCAGGAATCGGAAAAACTTATCCAGGATACCATGGGAGTGTATTCCGCATTTCTCGGGCAGGATTCAGGTGCGACGTCAGGCGTGGCTATCAGTAACCTGGTGGAGCAGGGGGCCACAACCCTTGCGGAAATCAACGATAACTACCAGTTTGCCTGCCAGCAGGTGGGAAGACTGTTGCTGGCTTATCTTCTCGATGACCTGAAAAAACGCCGTAATCATGCAGTGGTGATTAATCGCGATGATCGCCAGCGTCGCCAGACCATTGTCCTCAATGCTGAAGGTGATAATGGTGAACTGACCAATGATATTTCAAGGTTAAATACACATATTGCGCTGGCGCCTGTTCAGCAGACACCGGCGTTTAAGGCACAGCTTGCACAGAGAATGTCAGAGGTTATTCAGGGGCTGCCGCCTCAGGTGCAGGCTGTTGTGCTCGACCTGTGGGTTAATCTTCTGGATGTGCCGCAGAAACAGGAGTTTGTTGAGCGTATTCGTGCTGCGCTGGGGACGCCAAAATCACCGGATGAAATGACGCCGGAAGAACAGGAAGTAGCGGCACAACAACAGGCACTTCAGCAACAACAGGCAGAACTCCAGATGCGCGAGATGGCTGGCAGAGTGGCAAAACTGGAAGCTGACGCCGCCAGGGCACATGCAGCTGCACAACGGGATAATGCCAGTGCACAGCGGGAAGTCGCCCTGACACAGGGGCAGCGTTATGTGGATGCGCTTAACCAGGCACATACGGCAGAAATCATTACCGGCGTACAGAATATGGAACAGGAGCAGGACGTTCTTCAGCAACAGATGCTGTATACGTTACAACAGCGGATGAATGAAATGTCGCTCTGAAAACTCTGGCTTCAACTGAACCCCGTCATCGTACGGGGTTTTTTGTTTCCGGAGGTAAGCGTTCCGGGAGCGGTGCGCTTATTCGCGGGGGCAGCGATAAGCCTTATTTACTCAACCATTCGGATCTGTCCGATAAACAGACCATGCGGAGTTATTTATGGATTTTGAATTTACGGGTGAAGAAACCCCGGAACAACTGGAAAAAATGCTGGAAGGACTTGGGGATGTGGATATTGACAGTCACGCACAGGACGTCGTGACGGAAGATACCACGGAAAAACATGCGGATGAGGAAGCACAGACTCAGACGGGCGATAACAATGTGGCACCGACGCCGGATGCCAGTGTGGAGCAGACGCAGGACGTGAAGGAGCCGGAAGCGAAGGGGGTGCTCACCCGCGACGGTAAACACGTCATTCCCTATGAAGTCCTTGAGGCTGAACGTTCCGGTAAGCAACGGGCCGAACAGGAAGCCGCACTTCTTCGTGGGCAGATAGCTGAAGAAAAACGCAGGGTGGAACTGCTGACGTCTCAGATCCACCAGGCCGGTATGAAGCCCACACCGTTACCGGAAAACGAAAAAATTTCTGATGAGCAGATTGCCCGTATCAGGGAGATGTATCCGGAAATTGGTGACGCGGTGGCTTCGCTCATCCGTAAAAATAACTATCTCCAGTCCCGTGTTCAGCAATCAGCACAGCAGGCAGAAGGTAATGGTGGTGAGGATTTATCACCGGTTCTTGATGCGATGAATGCCGTGCCGGTGCTGAAAACGTGGCAGAACTCCGATCCGGATCGCTTCTCGGTTGCCGTATCCATCGACGGGAAGCTCCAGAATGACCCCGCATGGAAAGACAAACCGCTCACTGAACGTTTCGCCGAAGTGGCCCGCCGTACGCAGCTTGCTTTCGGTGAAGCCAGTGAGCCGCCTTCTGATGACAAGGCAGACAACACGGATATCCGGAAAACTGCGGAAGAAAAAGTGAAAGCCGCTGAACGGGAGATGGCAGTGCCTGCTTCCCCGTCAGAGCTTGGCAACACGGCTTCCGTCGGAACCGGTGATAATTTTGAACGGTTACTTGGTGCTTCCCATACCGAAATTGAAGCAGCCATGCGAGGCATGACGGACGCTGAAATTGACGCGATTCTGGAAAAACTCGGGTAACCACTGAAGGAGTACTGACGTAATGACCACAGTAACAACAGCCCAGGCGAATAAGCTGTATCAGGTGGCGCTTTTCACGGCTGCCAACCGCAACCGCTCAATGGTGAATATACTCACTGAACAGCAGGATGCACCAAAAGCAGTTTCGCCTGACAAGAAAAGCACGAAGCAGACCAGTGCCGGTGCACCGGTTGTGCGAATCACGGACCTCAACAAACAGGCCGGTGATGAAGTGACGTTCAGCATCATGCACAAACTCTCTAAACGTCCGACGATGGGGGATGAGCGCGTTGAAGGCCGTGGTGAAGACCTCAGCCATGCTGATTTTTCCCTGAAAATTAATCAGGGCCGTCACCTGGTGGATGCGGGCGGACGTATGAGCCAGCAGCGTACGAAGTTCAACCTGGCATCCTCTGCCAGAACGCTGCTGGGTACGTACTTTAACGACCTGCAGGACCAGTGTGCGATAGTGCATCTTGCCGGTGCCCGCGGTGATTTTGTTGCTGATGACACCATTCTGCCAACGGCAGATCACCCTGAATTCAAAAAAATCATGATCAACGACGTACTGCCGCCGACGCATGATCGTCATTTTTTCGGTGGGGATGCGACGAGTTTTGAAGGTATTGACCAGTCTGACCTGTTCACCCTTGCGCTGGTCGATAATCTCTCGTTGTTTATTGACGAGATGGCTCATCCGTTACAACCGGTACGCCTGTCCGGTGATGAGCTGTATGGCGAAGATCCGTATTACGTCCTCTACGTCACGCCGCGTCAGTGGAATGACTGGTACACCTCCACGTCCGGCAAGGACTGGAACCAGATGATGACGCGTGCCGTAAACCGCTCAAAAGGGTTTAACCATCCGCTGTTCAAAGGCGAATGTGCGATGTGGCGCAATATTCTGGTCCGTAAGTATGCGGGGATGCCGATCCGTTTCTATAAGGACTCAAAGGTCCTTGTATCGAAAAACGATATGGCAGCAACCACAGAGGAGAAGCAGGCCAAGACCAACATCGACCGTGCCATGCTGCTGGGGGCTCAGGCGCTGGCGAATGCGTACGGCCAGAAGGGCGGCGGCCACTTCAACATGGTTGAGAAGAAAACGGATATGGATAACCGTACTGAGATAGCAATCAGCTGGATCAACGGTCTGAAAAAAATCCGTTTCCCCGAGAAGAGCGGCAAGATGCAGGATCACGGCGTTATTGCCGTTGATACCGCAGTGAAGCTCTGATTTTTCCTTTCCCCATGCCGGGTTATCGCCCGGCTTTTTCAGGAGTCATTAATTATGGCAAAGACTATCCTTGCTCCATCACTGAGTGAGCGGATTTATTCAGGTACGCACGGTAATGAGTCGGTGGCAGAAGGTGTGTTTACAGTGAACGCTGCGGAAGCGGACAGTGTTATTCATCTTCTTTCACTGCCAGTTGGTATCCGTATCAACTCACTGCAACTGGTTTCAACGGGCGGTCTGGGTACTGCAACCGTCAGCATTAAGTCCGGTGAGCATGTTCTCATCGATAACAGCGAAGCTGTTTCTGCAAAATTTGCCAGATATGTGCCCGTGGAGCCGTACACCACACTGCGTGACGGGGAGCTGGTTACGGTCACCATTAAGACAGCTGCTGCGACCGGTACCCTGAATGTTCTGCTGCGTTATACCGTGGTGGGATACTGATATAAACCTTCCGGCCCGCGTCATGCGGGCTTTTTTATCCGGGGAATTATATGAGCGAGAAAATTGCCGTTGTCTATATCGGCCCCAAACCCGTGAAAAAGGATACCCTTACCGGGAGTCGTACACTGTTCCCGCGTCTTGAGCCGGTGCATGTTGACAGCGCGCTTGCCTGGCAGTTGCTGGCCTTTCCGGATGTCTGGGTTCGTCATGAAGAGCTTGATGGTGTGCTCAAAAAGCAACAACAGGATGAGCAGTTGCGGCAGGCACAGCAGGCGCAGGAAAGAGAACAGCTTGCTCTTGCAGAAGCGGAGAACAGTTTTGTGGTTAGCGTTGGTGGTCAGGATGTGGATTTGAGCAAACTCACGTCCGCACGGCTGGCAACGTTGTGTGAGGCAGAAGAGCTGAATATTCACAAAGACCCGAAAGAAACGGCTGATGCATTTCGTGTCCGTGTGCGTGAGGCATTTCGCCGTCGTGTTGCGGAGACTGAACAGCATGGCGGAACTGACTGATTTTTTACCGTATGTCCGTCGCCATATCAGTGGTCCGCTGAACATTATGATGACGGATGCGTTATCCATGTCGGCAGTGGCATTCTGCCGTCAGTCCCTGTTGTGCCGCCGTGAAGCCACGCTGTCACCGTCAGCCGGAGAGGACTGTGTGCTGCCATATGACGCGGAGAATGAAGAGTGCGTACATATTATTCGTATCCTCGCTGACGGGCGTGAGCTTTTTGCCGGTCATGATGTGGAAATCCGCCCGGGGCGGGTAATGCATTTTGCCTGTTCGCCCGGAGAGGTGAGTGTGCTTTATGCCGTTGCTCCGAAAGCAGGGAGCCGTCAGGTGCAGGATGAACTGCGGGCATGGTCTGAAGAAGTGGCTGCAGGGGCGCTTGAACGGTTGTTCATGCAGACCGGGGTTTCATGGTCAGACCCGTCGCGCGCACAGTATTTCTCTGTGCTGTTTTCTGAGGGTATCCGTCGGGCATATCGCGACACACTGGCGACAAGTCCGTACTCCTCATACCGCAATCCTGTCCGCAGACAAAGGTTTTACTGATGACGACGATTACTGAAATCATCGGACGAGTGAACACGCAACTGGTTGACCCGATGATGGTGCGCTGGCCTCTGGCTGAGCTGTGTGATTATTACAATGATGCTGTGCGGGCGGTGATTCTGGCAAGGCCGGATGCAGGCGCAAGTCTGGAGACGCTGAATTGTGTTCCTGGTGCACGTCAGACTTTGCCTGATGGCGCAATACAGCTTCTTGACGTGATATGCCTCAGCGATGGCAGTGCTATAAAACCGCAATCCCGTGAGGTGCTTGATGCACAGTATCCCGACTGGCACATGCTGAGGGGGAAACCGGAATGCTTTATCAGCAGTGACCTTGCCCCGCGCGTGTTCTGGCTGTTTCCGGCACCGGAGGAGGCTGTGAGTGTTGATGCTGTGGTCAGCCGCATTCCGGAGGCGGTGTATGTTCTGACGCAGGATGATGACACGCCTGTACCGCTGGAAGAGGCTTATGTTAACCCGCTGGTTGACTGGATGTTGTTTCGTGCATTCAGCAAGGATGCAGCCGGTGGTGCAGAGTCAGGACTGGCAGCACAACATTATCAGAGTTTTGTTGAGCAGCTCGGGATTAAACAGGGTGCAGACAGTGCATTGTCTGCCCGCAAGAAGGTGTTTAACGGAGGTGGAATGTGAGTGTTGTTGTTTCGGGGACGCTGAAATCTCCTGATGGTGAGGCGATATCAGGCGCAAATATTACCCTGACGGCGCTGACAGTTTCACCGGATGCGCTCAGCGGCACCAGTGCGTCAGCAGTGACTCGTGACGGCGGGTATTACGGAATGACGATGGATCCGGGGGAGTATGCGGTTTCGGTGACGGTGAAAGGGAAGACTGCTGTCTACGGACGTGTGCGTATTGAGGGGACCGAAAGTACGGTGACGCTCAATATGCTGTTACGCCGCAGTCTTGTTGAGGTTAGCATACCCGGAGAACTGCTGACAGATTTCCGGCAGATACAGAATAATGTGGCTGATGACCTTGCCAATATTCGTCGCCTGAATGAAGACACGGCGACAAAAAACACTCAGGCCACACAGTCAAAAGAAAGTGCAGCAGCCAGTGCGAAGAGTGCATCTGACAGTGCAAAGACGGCAACCAGCAGGGCGGCTGAAGCCGGACAAAAAGCCAGTGAAGCTGCAGAAGCGGCGACCCGGGCATGCGAGTCTGAAAAGGCCGCGGCAGCAGACGCGAATGATGCCAGACAACATGCTGAAACCGCCAGAGTGGCTCATGAGGCCGCCGGAGACGTTCTTAAACGTGCTGAGGCTGCTACGGTTAGTGCTGAAGAGGCCAGGCGTATGGCAGAGAATGCCAGAGGCCCTAAAGGTGATACCGGACCGAAAGGTGATGCAGGCCCTCGTGGAGAAACAGGTCCACAAGGCGCACAAGGACCACGCGGTGAAACAGGACCGGTGGGGCCGCAAGGAGAGCGGGGGATTCAGGGGCCTGCTGGTCCACGAGGTGAAACCGGGGCCAGAGGTGAAAAAGGAGCCCCCGGAGACCCGGGGGGACCACCCGGGCCGAAAGGTGATGCAGGACCTAAAGGTGACACCGGACCAGCCGGTCCCGCAGGTGAAAAAGGTGAGCCGGGAGAACGAGGGCCTCAGGGAGAGCAGGGGCTACGCGGACCTGCAGGAGAGAGAGGCCCGGCGGGGCCGCAGGGACCGAAAGGAGATGCCGGTGCGACAGGTCCGGCAGGTCCGAAAGGTGAACGAGGCGAAGCTGGGCCTCAGGGCCCCCGCGGGGAGCCTGGTCCGGCGGGCAGCGCAGCAAATGTGGTGGACGCGACGACGGCACAGAAGGGAATTGTGCAGCTAAGTAGTGATACTGCCAGTAATGACGAAACAAAGGCTGCCACGTCGAAGGCTGTGAAGGCGGCAATGGATGAGGCCAAGGCGGCGAGACAGAAGGCAGAAGAGGTTGCTGCAGGTGGTGGCGTTCCCGGCCCGAAGGGAGACAAGGGCGATACGGGTCCGGCAGGCCCACAGGGACCGAAAGGGGATACGGGAGCCGCAGGCCCGGCAGGCGCACAGGGGCCAAAAGGTGACAAAGGCGATCCGGGGGTGGCTGGACCAGCAGGTCCGGCAGGGCCACAGGGACCGAAGGGAGACACAGGAGCCCCCGGGCAAGGAACAGAACTGCTTACTACTGCCAATACATGGACTCAGGCACAAACTTTTAATGGTGGTATTAATGGCAATTTGACGGTGACCGGAAACGGCTCATTTAACGATGTTCAGATCCGTTCGGATAAACGCAACAAGCGAAATGCAATACGAATAGATAATTGTCTGGAGAAGCTTGACTTGCTAACGGGTTATTTGTATGAAATACAGAATGCTGATGGCAGTTGGCAACAATCTGTGGGATTATTTGCACAGGATGCGTTAAAGGCTCAACCAGAGTTAGTTACATCTGATACAGATATCATATCTGGTGAAGAGAGATTTCGATTAAATTATAATGGTGTTATTGCGCTGTTAGTTGAAGGAATAAAAAATCTGCGTAAAGAGATTAGCGACCTTAAAGAGAAATAATAAAACAATCAGAGAACAGAGAACCATTAGTCTGAGGCAGAAGATGGTTGGTGTTATCGTCCGAATGACAGGAGGATGTTAAATGGGGGTTGCTTCCGGATGGGTTGGCTCCTCTGCCGTTAGTGTAACTGGTGAAAGGTCAATGAAATCGGCAGGTGCCAAACTTAAGCTAAGTACACCGTTTTATATGTCGCAAATGGTTGGGAAAAGTGTACAGGACTTTTCTATCACTGTAGGTCGTTCAAATTTTGTTGTTTTAGTTCAGGCAACAAATATACAAATTGTTCCTGTAAACAATAACTATGGAGGGTATTCTAATAACTCAACAACGACAGGTGCTGGCTCTGCCGTTTCCAGCCGTGTGCAAACACAAAATCCGGCTGGTTCAATAAATGGTTCGTTGTTAGGTTGTTCAATTACGCATCTTTCTCAAACGCAAGACTCTACCAAGATGTATCTGGGCTTAACGAACGGGCCTAATCAAAACTTTACTCTATCATTTGATGGAACCAATATCTCATTCACACCATTATCATTTGCAAACAATACTCGGCATTATAGTGCAATAGTTTCTAAAAACTGGCTCTTTAATCAAAACGGAAAAACTATATCTGTTTATAAGGTTTAGAAGGAGTTGATAATGTACAAATGTGTTTTAGCTGTATTGATATTATTATCTGGTTGCAAATCTTTGCCAACTCCGCTTTGCCATGGTAAAGCATATTTAGGTGGGGAAGAAACTATAATGCCAATTTATGGGATTAAGAAAAGCGGGAAGTATAAATTGTATCATGCAGGGCATCACTACAACTGGCGTTGGGTTGGAGCTGGAGCATTTGACAGCACAACCTGCTCTCAAATAATGTAAATCGTATACTATGTATAAAATGTTTAGCTAATGCTAATTGATAAATTGTCATGAAACAGGCAAATCTGAAATACGTAAAGAAGCACTACACAGCAGGAGATTTTTGTGTGGCTGGGTGCAGTGGTAACGCTCTGTGCAGTGGCTGCCGTAATGATGCAATAAAAAGGGGAGCAACATGCTCCCCGACCAGAAGAAAGAAGTTTGATAACAATTAGTGAGTTGTTACGTCTTGCCCAGAATATCATAGCAACACTCTGTTGCAGTGATACCGATCGCGATTTTAGCGAATTCCATCATAAATCCCCTGATTTTTAAGCCTGAAGCAGTCAAAGGAATTTCTATGCCCTATATCGATATCACCACGATGCGTGGGATGATGCCGCGCGTTGTGACATCCATGCTGTCCGAGCATTCCGCTGTACTGGCGGAGGACTGCCATTTCCGGTTTGGTGTTATTACACCAGAACGTCAGATATCCGGGGTTGAGAAAACATTCACAATTAAGCCAAAAACAATTTTTCATTACCGTGACGATTTCTGGTTTGCATGGCCGGATGTGGTGGATGTGATCCGCAGTCCGATCGCTCAGGACCCCCACGGGCGTATTTACTACACTGACGGG